GGGATACAAGGTATCCGGCAGGTGAAGAGCCAGAGGCGGCCGCGAACATCGCCGAATGTAACATTCGGTTGATTTTCGCTGCGCTTCCATAAGCGATTGTGAAGGAGCGGCGGACCTGATTTATTGGGAACGTCAAGGTGGGGATCGCTGCGGGGCGGGCGAGTTCGATGCGATGGAATTCCGGGCGGGAATCCACAACCCATTGAACCTCGTTGACCATGATAACATCTTTCTCCGAAGTTGGGGTTCCCTTCTCATCTTTGAGAGAGGGGTCCAACACACCAGCAGCAGCACCGCCTTTCTTACGAGAAAAGCCGTACGCTGCCGTGGACGGAGGGAGAGTATCAGGAATGGAGTTCTTGACTCCATTGACATTCTTGAATGCCTCAACGAGAATCAGATCAATGTACTTCTTAGTGTGTTCAAAACGCTCTTCCTGAAGAGGCGTGAAAGGTTCAGACTCTTGTCCGATATCTTTCCCGTGCCCCTTGAGGGCATCGTATTGAAACACTTCGCTAACTTCGATGGCCGACCGTTTTAAACGGTTGAACGCCTCAGCTAGCTGGTACGATTGATTGATTTTGTGTTCCTGGGTTCCAGGCTTAATGATGCGACCCTTGATTAGACGACGTACTTTCACACCAAGAAGGTATGTGTAGTCGAAATCAGGGACTGCAGCCGGAAGAGATATAGATCTCTCCAGCTGTAGAGCAGCAAGAGGCCAGGCGCCGAACTGCTTGAACAGCAGTGTGACGTTGCCGAATGCGACGGCGGTTGCAAGGTAGGTGATGTCAATCAAGGCTTTAACATCTTCAATTTGTTCTGTTTTTTGTCCGAGGACACTGATCAGAGTCAGACGGAGAGAAACAACCAGTCGAGCGGTGAGCTGACTGTTGTATTCGATCTCCTTGATGTGCTTTTTCTTTAGGTTCGCTGGATTACCATTAAAAAGAAGGGCGGCCGGGCTAACCAGTTTGCTTGCTTCCCGGAGGATGAGTTTCGAGAGTTTCGATTCATCTTCCGTGTAGTTCATACTAGTTGGCTTCGTATTATTCCTCTGTTGGATATTGT